AGAGGAATAAATCAGGTATTGACTTTGGTAAACAATTAGCTGAAAAATATAGTTTACCTACAGAACCTAAATCAGTACAAATAGGAGTACGTTTTGAAGCACCACAAAAATACTTTCAAAAATTAATAGATGTATCTTATGATTTTAAATTATATAGAAAGTATGATGATGAAGGTGTATCATTAAGGTCATTTTGTACAAATAATAATGCTGCTTATGTAGCGGCTGAACATACTTATGGAGATATTAGCTATAATGGTCATGCTAAAAAAGATCCCTCTTATAGAAATGATATGACTAATTTTGGTATACTAATGGAAATTAGAGGTATTGATAAACCATTTGATTGGTCAAGAGAGGCAGTAAAAAAATTACAAAAAGATGGTGTAGGTATGTTTTATTCCCCATCACATAGAGTACCTTCAAAAACATCAGAAGGAGATTATGTAAAAACACATGTTATAGATAGTATGGATCCCTTATGGGAAGCTATTGGGAGTTATGCTTTATACATTAGCGAATTTATTGAAGATATGGAAAAAGTATTCCCAACATTAGGTAAAGATTGGGGTATTTACATGCCTGAAGTAAAATATTTATCACCTGAACCTTTAGTTAATTACGAAGATTTAAGTCTTACTAGGTTTCCTAATATACATTTTGTAGGTGATGCATTGTCAGCAAGAGGTATAACAGTTTCAGGAGCACAAGGTACATATGTTGCTGAGGCTATATTAAAAAATTAATATGAACGAAACACAAAAAGAAAAATTTGATAAAATCCAAAGATCACTTAATCCAAAAACAAAAATAAGAAATGTTTTTAAAATTGAGTCAGATGGTACAAAAACAAAGGCAAGAGTTATAGATACTGGAGATAGAGCAATATTTCATTGTGAGAAAGGTCCTGCACTAGTTAATGAAGGACAAAAAAGAAAGGAATATTATTTAAATGGTATTAAATATGATTATGAAACTTGGAATGAAATTATGAAAGGTAAAGAAGGGTTACCTTGGTATAAAAACCCTGCATTTAAAGGAGTAGCAAGATTTTAGTATGAAAATAGGTTTTTGTGGTACAATGAGTGTAGGTAAAACTACATTAGTAAATGAATTAAAAAAGTTATCTAAGTTTAAAGATTATACATTTAGAACAGAACGTTCTAAATATCTTATGGAAATGGGTATACCATTAAATACAGATTCAACTTTAAAGGGTCAATTAGTTTTTGCAGCTGAAAGGGCAAGTGAATTAATGCAAGAAAAAATTATAACTGATAGAACAATAATAGATGTTATTGCATTTGCTAATTTATCTAAATCAATGGAAAAACATGAAAAACATTTTTTAGGTGCTACTATTCAACCTTTAATGAAAGAATATGATATTTTATTTTATGTTTCACCTGAAGGTGTAAAAATAGAAGATAATGGTGTAAGAGAAACAAATGCAGAGTATAGAATGGCTATAGATGAAGAAATAAAATCAATAATACAAATGCATGGGAATAGTAAAATTATTACTATTAAAGGTACTACTAAAGAACGTATAGAGCAAATTAAAAATACTGTAGCTCAATACGTATAACCACATGGCTAATACTAATATAAAACAAATAATAAAACAGGAGTATATTAAATGTGCTAAAGATCCTGTTTATTTTATGAAAAAATATTGTTTTATACAACACCCTACTAGGGGTAGAATACAATTTAATTTATTTCCTTTTCAAGAAAAAGTATTAACATTATTAAATAAAAATGATAGAAATATTATTCTAAAATCTAGACAATTAGGTATATCTACGTTATCAGCGGGTATTTCCCTATGGATGATGGTATTTCAGAAAGATAAAAATGTACTAGTAGTAGCTACTAAACAAGATACAGCTAAAAACTTAGTAACTAAAGTAAAATATATGTATGATAATTTACCTTCTTGGTTACAAATTGGATTTGTTGAAAAAAATAAATTAGCCCTACGACTAAAAAACGGTTCTCAAATTAAAGCAGTATCAGCTGCAAGTGATGCTGGTAGATCAGAAGCAATTTCTTTACTTATAATAGATGAAGCTGCTTTTATTGAAGAAAATAGGATAGAAGATATTTGGGCATCATCACAACAAACACTTTCAACTGGAGGTAGAGCTATTGTATTATCTACACCTAATGGTACAGGTAATTTTTTTCATAGAATGTGGGTTAAAGCACAAGAAAATCAAAATGGGTTTTTACCTATAAAATTACCATGGACTGTTCATCCCGAAAGAGACCAAAAATGGAGAGACCAACAAGATGCAGAATTAGGAGGTAGAATGGCAGCACAAGAATGCGATTGTGATTTTACAACTTCTGGTAATACTGTATTTGATCCCGAACTTTTAACTTATTATGAAAAAACGTTTTTATCGGAACCAGTAGAAAAAAGAGGTATAGAGGGTAATCTTCATATTTGGGAATATCCAGATTATACTAGAAAATATATGATTGTAGCAGATGTAGCCAGAGGTGATTCTAAAGATTATTCTGCATTTCATATTATTGATATAGAGGAAGCTAAACAAATAGGTGAATTTAAAGGCCAAATAGGTACTAAAGAATATGGTCATATGTTAGTAGCTATTGCTACAGAATATAATAATGCTTTATTAGTTATAGAAAATGCTAATATAGGATGGAATACTATTCAAATAGTAATTGATAAAGGATATAATAATTTATATTATTCTCCAAAGGGAGATGCTGGAACAAGTGCAGAAGCGTTTTTAGCTAAAGGTTATGATGTAACTGATACCTCTAAAATGGTTCCTGGTTTTACAATGAGTATGAAAACCAGACCTTTAACTATAGGTAAATTAGATGCCTATATGAGAGAAAAATCAGTAACAATACAGGGAAAAAGAACATTAGAGGAATTAAGAACTTTTATTTGGAAAAATGGAAGAGCAGAAGCCCAAATAGGATATAATGATGATTTAGTTATGTCCCTAGCAACAGGTTGTTATGTAAGGGATACGGCACTTAAATTTGCACAACAAGGAATAGATTTAACAAGAGCTACAATAAGAAATTTAGGAAAAAGCACTCCTGGTATTTACACAGGCGGAGCAAATAAAAAAGAAGCAGGATGGATTCAAGATTTAGGAGAAAATGGTCAGCAGGATTTGACTTGGCTTCTTGATTAATATGTATAAAAAAACAATATATGGCAGATACTAGTTTATTTTCAAGATTATCACGACTATTTTCAAGTGATGTAATCATAAGAAATGTAGGAGGAAAAAGACTAAAAGTAATGGATACGGCTAGAATCCAAAAGTATGGAAATTTAGCTACTAATTCTTTATATGATAGATTTACACGTTTACATAAACCCGTGGGATCATCATTACAATATAACCCTACATTAAATTATCAGTCTATGAGACTACAGCTTTATAGTGATTATGAAGCTATGGATCATGACCCTATAATAGCGGCCGCTTTAGATATTATATCAGATGAAACTACTTCCAGAAATGAATATGGTCAAGTTTTAAATATAAATTCATCTAATGAAAATATAAGAAAAGTACTTAATAATTTATTTTATGATGTTTTAAATGTAGAATTTAATTTATCTACATGGATTAGAAATATGTGTAAGTATGGTGATTTTTATCTTAAACTAGAAGTATCTGAAAAATTTGGAGTATACAATGTTATACCTTTATCTGTATACGAAGTAGTAAGAGAAGAAGGAACAGATCCCGAAAATCCCTCTTATACTAGATTTACACTTGATCCAAATGGTTTAGCTAGTGGTGCTACTAATACTATTAGAAGGGACCAATTTCAACTTGAAAATTATGAAGTTGCACACTTTAGATTACTTACTGACTCTAATTACCTTCCATATGGTAGAGCTTTTTTAGAACCAGCTCGTAAAGTATTTAAACAATTAATATTAATGGAAGATGCTATGTTAATTCATAGAATTATGAGAGCACCTGAAAAAAGAACTTTTTACATAAATGTAGGAGCTATACCACCAGAACAAGTAGAACAGTTTATGAATGAAACTGTTAATAAAATGAAAAAAACTCCATATATAGATCAACAAACCGGTGACTATAATTTAAAATATAATATGCAAAATATAACTGAGGATTTTTATATTCCAGTTAGAGGTAATGATAATGCAACTCGAATAGAAACTACTAAAGGTTTAGATTATGATGGTACTCAGGATATAGAGTATTTAAAAAATAAAATGATGGCTGCTTTAAAAATACCTAAACCATATTTAGGATATGAAGAAGGAGTAGAAGGTAAATCTACATTAGCAGGTATGGATGTTAGATTTGCTAGAACAGTAGAACGTGTTCAGAGAATTGTAGAATCAGAATTAACTAAAATAGCATTAGTACATTTATATTCCCAAG